AATAACTGATGCTTATAATAGACTGAATGAAACAAGTATAAACTTTTCTATTCAGCATACAAATAAGATGAGTTTAATATCTGATTGGATTAGTGAACAGGATTCATATTGGGGGCAGCAATTAGTTGCAAGTCCACAAATTTACATGGAAATGAATGGTGGTTACTTTCCTGTAACGATAGACGAGAATCAATATGATTTCAAATACGACAACTTTAATAAGACTTTCAATATACAGTTAACCGCTACAGTTGGCAGAGTTATAAACAGTCAATTTAGATGAGGACACAGATATTCATAAATAACGAGGAGCTTGATTTAGTAAAAGACATTGATGCTGAATTTACATTTGCAATTGATGATATTGCTGATTTCGGTAGTAAAAATACTACCTTTTCAAAAACAATAACCATTGCAGGATCATCTCAAAATAATAAAGTATTTGGATTCATATTTGATTTAGGTAATTCTAATTTAACAAACGATGACAATACAAATGTTAACTATGATTTTAATGCGTCAAGGGTTACACCTTGTAGGATATTTGTAGACGGAATACAGATATTTAAAGGTGTTTTAAGGCTATTAGAAGTCGTAATTACAGGTTCAACAATAGAATACCAATGTTCTGTATATGGGGATTTAGGAGGCTTTATTTCGGCTTTAGGAAACAAGAGATTAGAGAATTTGGATTTCTCAGAATATGACGAAGATTGGACACTTGCAAACATTACTGGCAGTTGGAATAACATAAATGCTTCAGGTGTTTATTATCCTTTAATTGATTATGGGAACGTAACTTCAAATAATGTTGATTTTGACTTTAAGGCTTTTAAACCTGCTTTGTATGTTAAAGAATATTTGAAAAAAATTCAAGAAGATTCAGGATATACTTGGGATTTTCCTTTACTCGAAACTAACTTGCTAAAAAGATTAGTCGTTCCTTCAAATAAGGCTGTCATATCAAATCCGAGTAATTCAGCATTTAATGCAAATGCAAACGCAGCAACTTACACAACAGATCAATATCCTGATTTCACAGTAGTAACCGCAGGTGATTTTACTTTAAGTTCAGGAAATATATACAAATATAACGGAGCTGCGAGTTTACCATCTACAATTACTCTTGAATTACAGGGTTCAATATTGGACGTTTATCCAGATCCACCACCTGACACGAATGTAACAATAAGTTTACAACTTAATGGAGGTACAATATCAAGTCAAACTATTCCTGTTGCATACGAGCCACAGGGATTTTCTGTTAGCATAGTTTATAACCATACATTTGCAACAAACGATACTATTAATGCCTATGTAAGCTCAGAGGCAACTCAATACGAGATTGTTCAGGGTGTTTTAAAAGTAGATGCACCTTCAGGTGCTGATGTACCTGTGAATTATGGAGAGCCTTTAATAATGAAAAATGTTATACCAAAAGGTATATTTCAGAGAGATTTCTTTTTGTCTATTTGCAAAATGTTTAACCTGTATGTCTATGATGATCAATATGAAACAAATAAACTTCATATTAAACCTTATATAGATTTCTATGATGGAAGTTTTGTAGATTGGTCAAACAAAGTTGATAGATCAAAACCTTTAAGCATTAAGCCAATGAGTGAAATTAATGCGAGGTATTATCAATTTAAATATAAACAGGACAATGACTATTATAATGAGAATTACAGAAAGAAATATAATGAAGGGTACGGTGATCGTATATACGATACTGAATTTGATTTTGTTAAGGATACTGACTCAACTGAGATAATTTTTGCAGCTACAGTTTTATTTGAAGCAGAATCAACTGATAAAATTTATCCTGCTATTTATAAAAAGTCTGATAACAATACAAAGACTGATCCGATTGACTCAGTAATTAGGATTTTACAGGCTAAAAAATTAACAGGTGTTACTTCATGGAAATTAAAGAATGGGGTTACTGATTTAGCAACATTGACAACTTATGGATATGCAGGACATTTAGATGATCCTTTTACTCCAATAAATGATATAAACTTCGGAGCACCAAAAGAGGTTTATTTTAATGCAACAACATATCCAACAACTAACTTATTCAATGCGTACTATTCTGACTATATGGCTGAGATTACGGATAAGGATAGCAAGTTGCTCAGTTGTAATATTTTACTAAATGCAAAAGATATATTGAATTTAGATTTTGGAAAGTTGGTAATGATAGATGGACAGCTTTTCAGGATTAATAAAATAGAAGGTTATAATAGCATTGATTATAACACAAGCAAAATTGAATTATTGAAAGTAATAACAAAAGAATTCTAATGGCAGATCAATTAAATTTACAGGTCAATGTCACAGGTAATGCTTCTGAAAGTGTAGGAAGTTTAAAAAAACAATTACGAGAAGCAACTGCTGAAGTGGCATTACTTTCAGATAAATTTGGTGCAACATCTAAAGAAGCTGTACAAGCAGCTAAGAGAGCAGCAGAATTAAGAGATAGAATTGGGGATGCTAAGGCACTAACTGATGCATTTAATCCTGATGCAAAATTCAAGGCATTGTCAGCATCTTTATCAGGTGTTGCAGGTGGATTTGCAGCAGTTCAAGGTGCAATAGGATTATTCGGTGGTCAATCGAAAGAACTTGAAAAACAACTTTTAAAAGTTCAATCTGCACTCGCATTATCACAAGGTTTACAAGCTATTGGTGAAGCAGTAGACAGCTTTAAGAATCTTGCAACAGTTATTAAAACTCAAGTAGTTACTGCATTTTCAACTTTAAAAGGTGCTATTGCCAGTACTGGAATTGGTGCTTTGGTTATTGCTATTGGGGTGCTTATTTATAAATTTCAAAAACTACAAGAGGAAACTGCAAAAGCAGAGGAAGCACAAAAAAAATATAACGAACAAGCTGCTGCTGCTGCACAAGAATCAATTTCATTTTATGATAAATTTATTGATTCACAGACAAAATATTTATCTGCAAAAGCAAAACTTGCTAACAGAAGTGAACAAGAAATTACTAATATAGAAATTCAAGGTTTGCAAAAACGACTTGAATTTAGAAGAAAAGAGTATGAAAATCTATTAAAAACTGATCTGAAAGCTGCTGCTGAATTAAGTCAGCAAAATATTGAACTTGAAAATCAAATTGAATTAATTAGAATAAATGCTAAAATTTCTGCAAACCAAAAGTTAAAAGAAATTGATGATAAAGAAAAAGCAAGAAGGAAAAAATTAGCAGATGATGATGCACAGGCAAGAAGCAATGCTTTTGCTTTAGAAATGCAGGCTTTGGAAAACAAAAGTGCAGCTGCTAAAAAAAATGCAGAAGATGAAAATGCCACAATGGAGGCAATGTGGGTTGAGCAAAATAAACGTGATGATGCTGATCAACAAAAATTAAATAAAAAATTATTATTAGAAAAACAGGCAAAAGAAGAATTAATAAATAATGAATATGCTTTAGCAGATGCTAAGTTTCAGGCTGCTTCAGCAGGGCTTGCTTTACTTGGAACTCTTGTTAGTAAAAATGAAAAACTACAAAATGCTTTATTAGTTGCAGATAGAGCTTTAGCTATTGCACAAATTGTAATTAATACTCAAAGGGAAATAGCTGCTTATTCTGCAAACCCAACATGGAGTTTTCTTCCTGATGGCGGTGCTGCAATTAAGGCTTCATTTATTGCAGGTGCTAAATTAAGAGCAGCAGCCAGTATTGCAACTGTGATTGCAGCTACAATAGCAAAATTTAAAGGAGGTGGAACAAATGCAGGATCAAATTTTGGGCCTTCAATACCAACACTCAATGCAAACTCACCAATTCAGCCACAAGCAAACTTGACTGGGTTAAATCAGGCTACAATTAATGCTCTTGGAAATCAGGCAGTCAGAGCATACGTTGTTGAAACAGATATAACGACCAACCAAAAGAGAATTGAGGCTATCAAGCAAAAGGCAAGATTCGGTTAAGTTGAAACTTTTATAATAAACAAACATTTATAGTTATGGAATTACCATTATTTGAATTAATGATCTCTGAGGACATGAATGATGACGCAGAGGTTAATTATGTTGCGTTGGTAGATAGACCTGCCATTCAAAAGAATTGGAATGCTTTTAAAGATAAAGTTAATTTCGAAATTGTTTCAGAAGATAAGCGGATTATTAGTGGTCCTCTTATGTTGGCTGATACCCCTATTTTTCGCAGCGACAGTACTCATGGCGATTATTATGTTACTTTTAGTAAAGACACTATTCTTAAAATTGCTCAGAGGTTTTTTAAGAAAGGTTACCAAGCTAACGTAAACTTAGAACACAATCCTGATTTTAAGGTAGAAGATATTGTAATGTTTGAGTCTTTCATCTCAGACAAAGAAAGAGGAATACCGCCAATGAAAGGTTTTGAAGATGCTCCTGATGGATCATGGTTTGGATCATTTAAAGTTTATAATGACGAGGCTTGGGCAAAAGTAAAAAGCGGTGAAGTGAAAGGATTTTCAGTAGAGGGAGTGTTTGAATATAAGAGAGAAAAATCTAAGGAACAAAAGATGATAGATGATATAAAGGAAATTTTATCATCTGTTAAGTGGTAACTATTTGTATTAATTAACATTTAAAATAAAAGTATGAATCCAAAAGACGCAATACTAAAAATTAAGGCACTTTTCGAAGATATGCCACAAATTGAATCACAGGTTGAAGAAGTGAAGCAAGACTTCGCAGAATATCAACTTGCTGATGGTACTAAAGTAATGATTAGCTCAATGGAAGTTGGCGGTGAAGTTAAATTGGAAGATGGATCATTTGCACCTGATGGTGATCATCAACTTGCTGACGGTAGTCAGATTTCTGTTTTGGGTGGTAAAATTACTGAGATCAAACAAGCTGCACAACCTGAAGCAGAAATGCCTGAAGTTGAAGTTGAGCAAAAGAAAATGGAAGATAAAATGCAAGAAATGGCTGAACAATTTGCTGCTAAAATTGCAGAATTGGAAGGCTTGAATAAGGCATTAAACGAAAAAATCGAAACTATGGAAGCAAAAGCCAAGCAAGGTTTTAGCCAAGTAGTTGAACTTATTGAAGAAATTTCAAAAGTTCCACAAGCTGATCCGATTGAGAAACCTCAGTCATTTAAGTTTGAGGAAACAAAAGACATTAAGTTTGATAGACTTAATAAATATCGTAACGCAATTTTAAACAATAAAAACTAAGAAAAATGGCTTTTAACGTTTCTGCTCTTGCAGATTACACAGA